TCAGCTTTTTCTCTGGTTGGAATATTTACAGGTTCTTTAACGTTTAACTCAATATCCCATCGTTCTGTTGTGCCTGGAGGAGGTGCCAAATAGCGTTTATATAAGTCAATGTCTTTTTTATCTATAGCTGCAAAAATATGTGTATTTGCATTCTCTATTGAAAAGTCTGCATGGCCATCCATCCTATGTATAGGATCGCCAGGATTTAAAACACAATCAATATCTTGAATAGAATCCTTCATAGCTTTTTTAGAAGCCTCTATTAACTCGTTACCTTCTAAACCCTGTTCTTGATTTTGTTCTATTCGATCAACGGCACCGTATTTATAGGCAAGAAAAACGCCACCAGCAATAGCTGCGACACTTGCTCCTACGCCGACGCCTATAAGAATCTTTTTCATAGTTTGTTTTCTATGAATATCTCGTCTTATTTCTTCATCTGTGGCGTTTTTATAAAAGTCTCTTTGTTTTTTATTTTTTGAATACTTTTTTATCATCTCGTTTCTATAACGAGATACTTCTTTTTTAGAAGGTTCTTTATAGCCGCTTTTATTTTTTCTCCCTTTTCTTTCTGGATCATGTCTTACACCCCACTTCATACCTTTTACGCCGTGGTGTATAAGATAATCATTTGAAATTAGATTATTGTACATTTTTTTTGCCTCGAAAACTTTTATTTACCTAAAATAGCCTTTCTGTTTTAAGTATTTCTCTACTGCGGCCATATCTTCGCCATGAGAAGTCATTAAATGTTCATAATCTTGATCTCGAAATTTAGTAGAATTTTGAACATAATATTTTATTTCTTTATTAACACGTTTTCTATTAGCTAACGCAAGTCTTTTAGCTTCTGAGTCAGATATCCCTCCAAGATCGGAAAACTGTTTTTTCACATTCTTGGTTGTGTATGATTTTCTTTCAGCTTTTAAGCTAGCTATTGTGTATCTATTTAATGCACGGTCATGTCTTACACCCCACTTCATACCTTTTACGCCGTGATGTATAAGATAATCTTTTGAAATTAGATTATTGTACATTTTTTACTCCCATTTTGAATTATTCAAATGCTTCTTTATTTAACTTATACGCAACATATCCATCCATCATCGCGGAGACATTATCTATCTTTTCGGAATACCTTTTCTTAAGAAGTTTTCTATTTCCATTCGTATCTTCAAGAGTGATACAATTGCCCATTGCAAACACCATAAGCTCCTGATCAAATAGGAGCATTCTTTCTGATGCGAGTTTCTTAAGTTCTCCAAGAGGAACCGACTCTGTTCGTACGCCTTGCTTGACTTGTTCTATTCCGTATGGTCCATTCTCTTTTTCCCAACGTTCGACAAACTCTCTCGCGTTATACGGGTCATATCCGAAAGCTCTAACATCATAATTAGAATCTACAATGAATTGATCTAGGTCATCATAGACTTCCATCATATCCAGAACTGTTCCTTCAAGAACAATAAGACTTCCTTCTTTTATGAATTCTTCATACTTAGCTCGCATAGCGCCAGGAAGTTTCATTAACGTAAGAGAAGTTATATAGCTTCGAGTTTTTATTCCATAAGAACCATTACTAAGCGGAAATAGGAATGTAAATGCACAGAAGTCATCACCTTGAGAAAGGTCAGCACCCATAGCGCACGGCATAGACCAGAAACTTCTCCTTCGATGAGGAAGTGTTTCTTCATAAGTAAAGAAATATGTGTAACCTTCCATAGGTATTCCAAATCTTTTCGCTAAAATATCATTTCTAGCTGCAGGATTATTCTCAGCTTTTTCAACTTCAAGCTGATAAACCTCATACGTTACGGTTTTACCTAAATTCGGGTTAGCTTTAAGCCACATAGCCGGATCTGCTACTTCTTTTACATCATCAAGTTTGTAATACCAAATCGAAACATGTGGATTAATATATTCTCCTTTAAGAATATTCATTAATTCCATTTTAATTTCGTCGCCACTTCTATTTCTAACAGTTCCTTCGGAGCTCATTGCAACTATAAGCCAATCATCATTTTTAGAAGCCCCCTGTTCGATTGCGCCGACAACGTCTTCTTTAATATCACCGGAAAGCCATTCATCTACAGTTGCGATTTTGCATCTAAGACCTTGAAGTTTATCTATCCTCATCGGTCGAACTTCTAAATATGAACCGGTAAGAAAATTTTCTATTCCCTTTTTGGTCGAGGCAAGTTTCTGCCTATTAGCTCTTGAACCTGTGGTGTTCTGTAAAGATCCCTCTGTCAAAAACTTAAAAAGAGGACCTCTTGCTCTCATAATACTTGTAGCTATCGGGGACATTATCTCTTCAGACTGTTTCATCGTTGGTGAAGTTGTAATCTGGTGCGTTGTTGATGTATCAACATTGAGAAAGAAGCTTTGTATGCATGACCCATACATGGATTTAGCAGCGCCTCTGCCTACTATTAAATACTGTTTATTAATAAGTCTTTTTTTTATTCTTTTATTAACATACCGACCGCCGGGTTTATCGCTATATGGTTCATATACGCTTCGTTCAACAAAATAATACCATCCAAAAACCTGCTCTCCCCATAGTTTAAACGAATCCAACATATTAAGATCTGAGCCATCTGTTAAAGTTAATTCTGACTCACAATAATCTATCCAACCCTGAATCGCTTCGTCGTCATAATATATGCCTGGGTTTTTTATAAGATCATCAATTCGATTCATCTCCATAGAGATTTCTCGGTTCACAGGAATATCGCCGCGTATTACGGCATCTCTAAATTGGCCGTAATATATCGGCGTTGCTGTGTTTGATAGTGTCATTTTTTTTATTATTATCTAAATTTCTTATAATCGTAGCCGCTTGACAACATTACAATACTCTGGCCCCCATATCTTCCAAGCTGCTGACCAACTTTTCCAGCGCCAACAGAAATAGCCGAAGAAACAGCAAACTCCATTGCTGGGTCATTGAGATTTAATTTTTTGTTTGCATATTTACTAATAACTATTCCACCAATAGCGCCGCCTACAGTGCCAACTGTATTACCAATCTGACCGCCTATTCTAGCTCTTCTTCTAGCTGCATTTATCCTATCGGATTCCCTACTTCTAGCACCGGATATAGAAAGCCCTTTGTTCATGTTTTTGTTAATTCTTTTTACACCGCTGGGGCCATAAACTGCTTTATCTCTTTTTTGCTGAGTTGAGGAATAATTTGGGTTTTGTTTATCATGTCTTACACCCCATCTCATACCTTTAACGCCGTGGTGTATAAGATAATCATTTGAAATATAATTCATAGCGGTTTAAACCCTCCCTTTGTATATATCTTTCAGATCACGTTTAGATGTAAACTCCTCTATAGAAGTATTTAACAAATTATTATTCCGTTCCATCCATTTTTTAGCTTCATTATTATATCGATTTCTTTCACTTTTTATGCTTTTTTTGTATTTATTAAATTCTCGTTTATCAGTACTAGAAATCACTGAGGCCACGCTACCTAGCAATAAACCGCTGCTGTTAATATACTCCTCTGCTCTTCTTGTTGATTCATCATGCCAAGAACGGCTATTCATTCCGTTTTTCTTTAAATCTTGATACTCTTTATTTAATCTTTTTGCATTCCGACTAGCGCTGCTGCTTTTATTGCTAGCTTTGACCGCCAATCTTTTTCTATACATATCAAGTTTATGCTGTTTTTTCTGTTGCCGCCTTACGCCCCATCGCATGCCTTTCACGCCGTGGTGCACTAAGTAATCTTCTGAAATTAGATTATTATACATTTTTTACTCCTATAAAACGGTTTTAGCCGCATTCGTAATTACTCGTCTTCTAAAATTTTTATCATTCAGCGTCTGGTTTCCATATCTTTCTATAACAGTTTCGCTTGCTTTCTTTGCGCTAGCCCTGTCTCTTTCCATCGCGTTTAAGTAAGTCTGCTCAAGATTAATTCTATTAATTCTTTCTCGAAGCTCTTGATCTGACATTCTTTTAGCTGCGGCGTAATCGCTACTATCAAATTTTTTCTGTTTTAATTCTTTATGCTTATTATATAGCGCCTTGTATCGGGTTGGCGGGAAAGCATAAATTCCTATTGTTTTGGCAACTTTTCCTACAGTCTTAGCTTTTGCCGATGGTGTCGATGGTTTGTCATGCCTTACGCCCCATCGCATACCTTTTACGCCATGATGTACTAAGTAATCTTCTGAAATTAAATTATTCATCTCTTACCTCAGAAAATGAAAAGAGGAGGTCTCAAAGAAACCTCCTCTATCAAATATAACTTATCTGTTCCTTTCTTTACTTGTCTTTCGACCAATAATACAAAGGTACCTCATTACCGGAATCCCAGGCATCGTAGTAATTGCCATCTATAACGGCAACTACATGAGATCCTGTCGCCAGTAAGAAAGTACCAACTTGATAATCTTTACAAAAGTCTTCTACAGTGTAACACATCGGGCATTCTTCTTTTAAAAGTGTTCGGCCAAAACCTTTTGAAATTAGATAACTAGCCCAGACATTATTAGATGCGGGCATATCTTTCATATCAAAACCTTCAAGACAAATCGCAGTATATGTTTCATCCCATGTTTGCCCTGTAATTTTGGATATCCCTCGTATTACACAATCACCAACAAGTTTCCCTGCAGGATTTGGATTGTAATAAATATACATTTCTCTAATCTACTTGTACGTTAAGTCTCCATTCTAATTCTTTTATTTGCTCATTAATCGCTGAAATAAGAGCCGAGTTTGTAGGTGGGTCAAAGTACATTCGAACTTTTAAATAAATGTAGGTCTTAACCGCTTCAAGATCTTCATCTGTGTGAAAATCGTCCCAAACAGCTGACTCATCTTTTATAGTAAATGGTTCCTTACAAACGCCCAACTGGTATAAAATAAAAAATATAGAGTTAATATGCGTAATTAAATCTATATCAAAAATATCATAAGAGGCTGATGGGCCTATCATAGCTTTAATGGTTACTAATATACTATCCATTTACACACCGCCTTTTTTATAAAATTGATTTATTTCGTCTTTTCCATATCTTTCATAAACTAGTAATGCGGCTAGCTCTCCATCGTCTGTCCTAATATTTCTTTTTGTTTCTGTATCATAAAAAATTCCGCCTTTGTCTTTTACAATACAATTTTTATAAACAACGGCATTCTGTTTGTAAACTTCTTTACCATGTTTATAAGAAAAAGTTGTGGTATGCTGTTTTTCAAAATCTTTATTAACTCCATACTTATCATATAGTTTTTTCTTTTTATCAAATTCAACACGTCTGGCTCTATATTCTAGAGTTCCAGATTTCATCATTCTCTCTGCTTTTTTTTCTATTTTTCTTTCTTTTTTAGCAATCTTATCACGATCATGTC